CGAAAAATTGATGGTCACGACCGCGGCGCCCGTGCCGGCCGCGCCGCTGCTCCGCACGAACACCTACAGCCACGTCTCGGTCAAACCCAACGTGCCGCTCGGGACCGCGTTCGTCCGCATGGCCTGCGCGAAGATGATCTGCAATGGGAACATCTACGAGGCCGCCGAATATGCGAAGCGGTGGGAGGACTCCACCCCGGAAGTCGCGCTCTACCTCAAAGCCGCCGTCGCGCCCGGCACCGTGACCGATGCGACGTGGGCGGCCCCGCTGGTCAACCAAACCATCGTGAACGAATTCATCGAACTGCTGCGCCCGGCGACGGTGCTCGGCCGTATTCCTGGCCTGCGGAACGTCCCGTTCAACTGCAAAGTGCCGGCGCAGACGGCCGGCGGCACGTATGGCTGGGTCGGGGAGATGAAACCGAAACCGGTGACGAAGCTGGCGTTCTCGTCCGAAACGCTCGGCATCACGAAAGTCGCCGGCATCATCGTGCTCACCGAAGAACTGGTCCGGCTGTCGAACCCGTCCGCCGAAGCGCTGGTCCGTGCCGACATGATTGCCGGCATCGCCGGCTTCCTGGACGCGCAGTTCTTAGATCCGGCGGTCGCGGCGGTCGCCGGGGTCAATCCGGCCTCCATCACCAACGGCGCCCCGACCGCGGCGGCGACGACGAATCCCATGGCCGACATCATGGGACTCATCAATCACTTCGCCACCAATAACATTTCCGTCGACGGCGTCACGTTCGTGATGTCGCCCGCGAATGCGTTGTCGCTGGCGTTCCGCTCCAACTTGGACGGGTCGCCGGAATATCCCGGGGTCGGCATCACGGGCGGGACGTATCGCGGCATCACGTTTGTGACGAGTCAGGCCGCTGGGACCAATGTCGTCGCCATGCAACCGGCGATGATTCTCTACGCCGACGACGGCGGCGTGACCATCGACGCCTCGCGCGAAGCGTCCCTCCAGATGGACAGCGCGCCGGCCTCGCCGGCCGATGCGACGACCGTGTATGTCTCCCTCTGGCAGACGAACACCGTCGGCCTCCGGGCGGAACGCTTCGCCAACTGGAAGCGCGCCAACGCCAATGCGGTGAAATACCTCACCGCAACCGCCTGGCCGGCGCCGTCTGGCACGACCGTCACCGTCGGCTCGTCCGCCAGCAGCAAAAAGGACAGCTAAGCGCGCGATGAAAGTCTTCGGCCTGGAAATCACCCGCACCCGTCGGCCGGCGAACCTGATGGCGCCGGCCGGCACCCAGGGCGGCGGGTGGTTTCCGGTCGTGCGCGAACACTACATGGGGGCGTGGCAGGAAAACGCCCCGCCCCTGTCGGCCGAATCCGCGCTGGCCTATTTCGCCGTCTACGGCTGCATCACCCTCATCGCCACCGACATCGGCAAACTGCAACTGCGCCTCGTCGCGGAAGATGACGATGGCATCTGGAACGAGACGACGAATTCCGCCTACTCGCCGGTCCTCAGAAAACCCAATCGCTACCAGACGATCAACAAATTTATCGAGCAATGGATCACGTCGAAGCTCACGGCCGGCAATGCCTACATCCTGAAACAGCGGGACGACCGCGGCGTGGTGGCCGCCTTGTATGTGCTGGACCCGTCGCGCGTCACCCCGCTCATTGCGCCCGACGGCGCGGTCTATTACGGGCTGAAGCGTGACGACCTGACGGGCGTGGGCGACGGCCTCGTCAAGGGGCAAGACCTCATCGTGCCGGCGAAAGAGATCATCCACGACCCGATGGTGACGCTGTTTCATCCGCTCGTCGGGGTGACCCCGCTCTACGCCTGCGGCATGGCGGCGCAGCAGGGCCTAACGATTCAATCCAAGAGCGAACAGTTTTTCCGCGGCGGGTCCCATCCCGGCGGTGTCCTGACGGCGCCCGGGGAAATCGGGCAGGAGCAAGCGGACCGCATCAAGAAATATTGGGAAGACAATTTCAGCGGCGCCAATGTCGGGCGCGTGGCGGTCGTCGGGAAGGGCTTGAAATACGAAGCGATGACGGTCAACGCGGCCGATGCGCAGCTCATCGAACAGTTGAACTGGACTGCGCAGCAAGTCTGCACCTGTTATCACGTCCCGCCCGCGCTGCTGGACCTGGGCGGCGCCCCGACCGGTGACGTCGAAGCACTGTGGGTGAAGTATCACTCGCAGTGTTTGCAATCGCTGTTGACGAACTTTGAAAAATCGCTCGATGAAGGGCTGGAGCTGAATCCGCCCTACGGCACCGAATTCAACATCGACGATCTGATCTGGATGGTCACGGCCACAAAGACCAAAGCGGCCGCGGAGGCCATCGGCGCGGGCGCGCTGTCCCCCAATGAGTCGCGGAAGAAATGGTTCGGCTACGGACCCGTCAAAGGCGGCGACACGCCCTACATGCAGCAGCAGAACTATTCGCTGGCGGCCCTCGCGGAACGCGATGCGGATGCGCCCTTCTCGAAAGCGGCGCCGGCCACGCCCGGACCGGACGCCATCACGGTCCCCCCCGTGGACGACGCCGCTGACGAGGTGAAGTTTCTGGAGACGCTGACGAAAGCGCTGGAGGACCTACATGCGGCCTGATGTCCTGGCCACGCATCTCTCGGAGACGATCCGCGGGCTGGTCGCGCCGATGTCGCTGCGTCTCGCGGCATTGGAACAGGCGCGCACGCTGGATGACTCCCACACCGCGGGCGCGCTGGGCGCCCTGGAAAGTGTGGTCGTGGATGTCCGCGACCGCCTCGACCGGCTGGAGTCGCGCGCGCCACTGGCCGGGCCACAAGGGCCGCCGGGAGAACCCGGGCCACAAGGGCCGGCCGGCCGCGATGGCGTCGACGGTAAGAGTCTGAATTACCTGGGCGTGCACGTCGCCGGCAAGACCTACGACGCGGGCGATTGTGTGACGCACGACGGCTCGGTCTTTTACTGCAACCGCATGACGACGACCGGACCCGGCACGTCGCGCGATTGGCAACTCATGGTTAAGCATGGCCGCGATGCGGGGCGCCGATGACGCTCACGACCCTGGCGAACGCGAAGCTGGCCCTGCATGAAACCGACCCGGCGCGTGAGCCGGAAATCACGCTCTATCTGGAACACGCCAGCGCGCTCATCTTCGAATATATCGGCGCCCGGGCTGATGCCGGCTGGGATGAAACCACCGCGCCCGATGTGGTCCAGGCCGCCACGCTGAAACTCCTGGCGCACTTGTGGGAACACCGCGGCGACGATGCCGCCGACGAACACGACGCGAAAATCTGGGAGGGGATCTCGTTGCTGCTGATGCGGTCGCGTGATCCGGCGCTGGCCTAATGCGCAGCTCCACGGCCGCGCCGAACAGCATCGGCCAGACGCAACAGCTCGTCACCTTTGAGGACCCCGGGACGCCGGTCCCGGACGGCGAAGGCGGCTACACCGCGACCGCGGTCCCGCTCAGCCCGGCGACCTGGTATGTGCGCATGCGCCCGGCGACGGCGAAGGACGCCGAACGGGTCCTGGCCGGCACGGTGATCACGCACGTCTCGCACCTGGTGCACGGCCGCTACCATCCCGGCGTGACCACCCGCAGCCGCATGATCCACAACGGGAAGACCTATCAGATCACCAGCGTCGTGAACGTCGACGAACGCGACCGCGAAATGGAACTCGTCGCGGACCTGCAGAGCTGAGAGATGGCGTCCGAGCTCCGACTGTCCGGCGTCGACGAACTCCTCGCAGAGTTGATGCGCCTCGCGCCCGACCTGGCCGCCGAGGCCGGCCCAGTGCAAGCGTCTATCGCCGCGCAGACGGCCGCGGAGATTCGCGCCGGCTTGCCGAGTGACACCGGCCGCTTGCGGGACAGCGTGACGGTGCAGCGCGAAGGGTCCAACAGTCCGGCGCGCGTCTTTACCCGGGTAAGTGTGACGGCGCCGTATGCCCACTTCGTGGAATTCGGGACCGCGCGCACCGTGCCGGCCGCGGTCTTCGTGCCGGCGACTCGGCGCGGCCGTGAGCAATTCGCGGATGCCATGGTGGAACGGGTCCGCGCGCGCGGGCTGACCGTGACGGGGTTTTGAGATGGCAGATGCCGGCCTGGTGGATGCCGCGGTCGTGGAAGTGCTGGCGAATGATGCCGCGCTGATGACGCTCTGTCCCGACGGCGTCTACTGGGACATTCGCCCGGGCGGCAGTCCGGCACCCGGGGCGTTTGTGATCGTGTCGCACTTTGATTACCGGCGCGAACCGGGCCTCGGCGGGACCACGCTCTACGAAGAAATGATCTATTGGGTCGTCGCCCGGATTGCCGCGACCAGTAAAGTGCCGGCCCGTCAAGCGGCCGCGCGCATTGATGCGCTCTTGCATGGGACGCTCCTGGACTTGTCCGCCGCCGGCTATACCGCGATGGACTGCGCGCGCGTCGAACGCCGCGCCTATACCGACGTCGACCCCGTGAATAAGACCACCTGGCACCATCACGGCGGGCAATACGCGCTGATGAGTTATCCCACGTAAGAAAGGACCGCGACATGGCACGACGACACGGTAGTAAAGGCGAAGTGATGATGGACCCGACCGGCGGCGCGACCGCGGTCGCCGTCGGGGCCGTGAACCCGTGGACGCGC